ATGAATATTCCTGTCATGCTCTCATGGCGCGCGATTGATCTACTACCCGATGATCATCCGCTATTTGCCGGTCGCCCTGGACTGATAGCGCAACCAGAAGCCAATAAACGACTCATGGAAGCTGATTTAGTACTAATATTGGGTGCGCGATTGGATGATTCGGTAACTTGTTATAATCTCGTTGGATTTGTTCCGAAAGCAGTAAAGATTGTGGTTGATATTGATAAAGCAGAACTGTCCAGATTGCCAGAGGATTTGGTCAAAGCGAATATGGAAGTGGTTGATTTTATGCGAGAATTATACGAGGCGATGGATGATTAAAATAATAGATATTAATAGTTTCAGATATGCTTGTTTTATTTGTGGAAAAGAGGAATATACATCTTACTATCCTCCGAGTTGGCTACGTACTTTTGAACAAAGATTTGATTATTGTCCCGATTGTAAGAAGAACGGAAAACTAAAGGAATTTATAACCAAACCACTGCCATGCCCTATTTGTAAATGCGAAACAATAGGAGTTTATAAGCGTGATAATGGATATATTTGTTTTTGTGTAAATTGTGGATTGCAGACTAATGGCGATAAATACAGCACGGGCGCAATTGTAAGTTGGAATAAAAGAGAATGATTGACCTCTACGACTTCGTAACCGCCCTCAATGACGCCTCCCTGCCTACAGACATAATCAACCCATCAGCAAGCGGGACGGCGGCGAATATTATCTTACAGACTTGGAAAGTCAAACAAGGACAACGTTTTTGTACTAATTTTGTGTTGGGAGAGATGGGCGTGGGACTTCCGTACTCCATCGGTGCGGCATTAGCGACTGGTCGGCGGGTTATCCATATTGAAGGCGATGGTGGATTTCAATTGAACATTCAGGATTTGGAAACAGTACACAGATTGAACCTGCCTATAATTATGTTCGTCATCAACAACAACGGTTATCATTCTATTCGATTATCGCAAATGGCAACATTTGGAAGGTTGACTGGAGCGGATGATACAAGTGGATTGACATTGCCAAGTTTAGAGAAGATAGCAAATGCTTATAATATAAATTATAAGGTGCTTTTTCGTCATTCACATACGCAATTCGCATTTGGATATCAGACACCAGTAATTTGCGAAGTTATGGTTGATCCCAATCAGCAATATCACCACAGGGTTAAATCGAAATTGGTAGATGGAAAGATGGTTACCGCGCCAATGGATGAGGTAGACTGATGACTCTAGAAGAATTGCTTGAATTTCTTGCAAAGCAACGTAATGAAATTAATAAATATGACCTTGCCACCATCAAACGCATTATTCAAGCGTATGGACTTATCTATCAACGCCTTACTCCCTATATCCGCAACCTAGAACTCTATATTCAGGTGAATACCGGTATCACAGCGTCTGCCATTATAAGATCTGCTGAATATACCGCCTTGGTAAACTTCATTAATCGTGAATTGGCTGATTTTTCGGCATTTACACGAATTGAATTAAACACAACCAGTACCGCTGCTATTCAATTAGCCATAGAACACGTCAATAATCTTTTTGGCGCATTAGGAATACGACCACAACTTATCACAGCCGATGCGGCACAAATACTTATTAATTATTTGGATCCAGAAGGCGCACTGGCAGGACGTATAGAACTATGGGCTCCCAATGCAGTAGACAAGGTTATTCAATCATTAATCGAAGGTATTAATCTAGGTCGTAATCCTCGCATCATTGCAAGTGATATGCGTAAAGCATTTGGTGTTGGATTGACAGACGCTCTACGGACTGCCAGGACAGCGCAGATATACGCTTATCGGGAAGCAACTCGTCTGAATTACATTGCCAATTCTGACATAGTCAAGGGTTGGATATGGTTCGCACAATTAGACAGCGACCGTACCTGTATGTCATGCAGAGCCATGCACGGATCAGTACACCCACTTACGGAAATATTGAACGACCATTTTTGTGGGCGGTGCAGCATGTGTCCTCTGCTGGATGGCGTTGATTATGGACTGGAAAATGGCGAGGAACATTTCAATGGCTTACCAGAAAGTACACAGATCGAACTTATGGGACGTGGGAAATGGGAAGCATACAAAGCCGGAAAATTCCAGTTCTCACAACTTTCCAAGATTTATGACGATCCTGTTTATGGTAAGATGCGCGGGGAAACACCGCTGAAGGATTTAGTGAATGAACAATAAAACATTAGAACTAATCATAAGGCACTTGAAGGGGATTCTTGCAGCACTAGAAGAAGAATATATATTGCGAAATAAAAAATAATCTGGTATAATTGTTTTTAGTATATTGCCTTCGCGCTTGCGCTACGGTATAACAGGAACTGCCTAAATCAGCCCGTTCTCGAAAGAGAGCGGGTTTTTTGTTTTCCGCTCAAGGGAGTAATGACGCGATGTCGGAAGATAAGACCGAGATGGTCGAAAAAGAAGAAATCAAGGAAACACCAAAAATAGACGAGAAGTCTAAACCAAAAACAGCAGAAGAACTGCAAATAGAAATTGATGCACTGAATCGTAGCTTGGCGAACAAGACAGAGGAAGCGCAGCGAGTACACAAGAAGCTTGAGGATTTTGAGACGGCAGAAAAACAGAAAAAGGATGCAGAAATGACCGAGATGGAAAAACTGCAAGCCTCTATCGTTGAAAAAGAAAATGACCTAAAGAAAACCACAAGCGAACTTGAACAATTAAAACTAAACGAAAAAAAACGGGAAATTGCTGAAGAAGTTGGTTTGCCAACACTATTTGCCTTACGCATTCAGGGGACGACCCCTGAAGAAATGAAAGCGGATGCAATGGTACTTTTGGGTGCGATACCTAAAATAAAAACAACCATCAATGCAACAAATCCAGGCAATAATTCTCTTTCCGACAAGGAAACTGACGAGGAACGGAGAAAACGGCTTGGTCTTTCTCGCTAAAAAATAATGAGGTAAAAAATGGCTGATTTAAATGTTTGGAGCGATGTAAGTGCTATCGCCCAACGAGTAGAAGCGGACGCATATTTTATCGTCCGCGAAGCAGGTACTATGCTGAAGGTGGTCAAGCAATTCAATGACGCCTCTGGAATGAACCTGCGTAGAGGATATAAATATAATGCAGGCACTGCGCAATCCGTTGGTGATGACGATGATCTGACATCACATGCTTTCACTCCTAGTGCAGATCAAACCCTGACTCCTGCCGAAATCGGGTTGCAATTCTTTATTTCAGACGCGCGTGCTGAATCAGAATTGCCAGAAAATATCTTAAATGATGCGGCAATGGAATTGGGTATGGCTGCTCTGGATAAGATCGAAACCGATCTGTACGGGGATATGGCATCCCTGACCGGTGGATCAATTAGTGCAGCTGGTTCTACCGATACTTGGGCTTATGAAGCTGCTGCTATCGCTAGAGCGCGTGTAGCGAATAAATCCGCGATCAAACCATTAGCTCGTGTTTTGCATGAGTATCAATGGGCTGCATTGGCAAAAACGGCTTCTATTGCCGGAGCTTCTGTGGCTCCTGCTCCTGGATTCCAGGAACAGATCACCCGTAAGGGTTATGTTGCTGAATTCATGGGTGTGCCATATTTCCAGAGCTTCCAGACTGCTGGAACCGCATGGACTGGTGGCGTGTTCCCAATGGAAGCTATCGCAATTGACTGGCGGCGTCCTATTCGGGTGCGTGCAGAACGCGATGAATCACGGCGCGGTATTGAATTGAACATGAGCGCAATTTATGCTCATGGTGTTTGGCGTCCTGATCTCGGTATCTATGTAACTTTGGATGCTAGCGCTCCTAGCGGCGTATAAGGCAAGGTGAATAATGAACAGTATTAATGTTTGTATCCCAATTAATGCCGGCGGAACCCTGCCCGTAGGTACTAGTAATATCTACGCCTTTACAGTTCCTGATGCTGGCAATGGTGGTGGAATTACTATTACCGATGTGAAATATAGTTCGAATGCAGCCATTGCGGCTGCATCCGCACCCAATTTTACATTGGTGAGTTTAGGAACCAACAGCGCTATCAATGGAACCATCGCATCAGCGATTGGCTCAGTGGCTTTTACTGCTGGAACTGCCATTACTGGAACTATCACCAATGCTTTTGTTGATGCAGCCTATGGTGTAGCAGTGCAGTGGGCACAGACCGCAGCCAATGCGGACAAACCTATCATTACTGCATCTGTACAGTACGTTATGGGTCGTTAATTTAAATCAGGTGGATAGGTTCGCGAACCGACAAGCCGGAACCCCTCCCGCCGGTTTCCACCTGTCTTTGGGAGTCATGAAGGGAACATGAAATGAGAATTTTACTTTTTAGAATGCACAATATGATGGCATTTTGCGCAAAGGCTTATCAGATTGTCTGGAGAATTATTAAGTTTGTTTTCATCTATATGATGAACATGAAGAAAAACTCCCCATTTTTTACGGGTTTCTCCGCAACGCCGACAAGTCCATTTGTCTCGATCTTTAATATTTTTGCATATGGCTTTCCAGTCACTGGAATAATCCCATTTTGCAACACCACCTTTCCATGCGGGATTATTTACCCCGCTAACAGCGCCAGAAAGATGAAGAGATTCGGATTGCTTTCGCGATTGAATACCAAGTTTTTTAATATTGAGAGAAATTGTCGTGGCATTTACATGAAATTGATTGGCAATATTTTGCATAGTCCGTTGTTTAACAATATATTCTTGATAAAGCCAATCTCTATCTTTATAAAATTCAAATTTGCGATAATGTCCTGGAATGTAAACATACCATTCATTTCGTCTCTGATTCCAGAAAGTTGGATTATTACAACCACATTTACAAATTGGTGGAATAGAATCTTTCGGTGGGATGTTTTTAATTGGTTTGCACCTCTTTCCCATAGAATGAGAGGTTTTTGCATTGCGAATTTCTACACCCCTTTTTTTAAGAATATTATAAACGCTTTGTTGAGATATGCAAAATTCCTTACAAATAATTTTTGCGCCAATATACGAACCATCTGGCGCAAGTGTTTGATACATTTTACAAACACCACCCACGATTTTTCGATTAAGTTTCTTTGGCATATAAACCATTATAGCATAGTAATGAATGGTGGTGTAGCATGAGGATAATGTTCTGCTCAAATTCTCCGTGGAGTCGTACGGGTTATGGAGTACAAACAAACATATTTACCCAGAAGTTAATAGAAATGGGACATGACTTAGCCTGTCTTTGTTATTACGGTCTTGAGGGCGGGGCAATAAATTTCAATAAAATAGTTTGTTATCCAAAGGCAACCCATCCTTATGGCATGGATATTTTAGCTGCTCATGCCATGAACTTTAAAAGCGACATTATTGTTTCATTGATGGACGCATGGGTCTTTGATCCGAGAGCGACCGGCGGATTACCCTGGATAGCCTA